TATCCATGGAAGATGTATCGAGTTCATTTTTGGAGGGCAGATATTATCTTACAGAGAGAGAAAGCAAACTGTATGAAAATATCTACCGGATGAAAACAGTAAGTGAAAAATTAGCAGCAATGCGTATACCATATCTTAATTCTACTTTGCTATATGGCGATAGTGGGACTGGTAAAACGACATTTGGTAAATATGTGGCATATAAAATGGGGCTTCCGTTCTGCTATATTAATTTTTCAAATTTGATAGATTCTTTGATGGGTAGTACAGCAAAAAACATAAATAAAGCATTTAGCTATGTATCATCAACCCCATGTGTGTTTATGCTGGATGAGATAGATTGTATCAGCATACGGCGTAGTTCTGCCGGTTCTACTGGCACAGACGGCGAAATTGCTAGGACCACAATTAGTTTGATGCAAGAGTTTGATAATTTGGCAAATGACATTGTCATAATAGGAGCAACAAACAGAAAAGACATGATGGATGAAGCATTACTCAGGCGCTTTACTGTAAAACATGAAGTAAAGGTATTAAGTGATGCTGACAAAATCGCCATGGTAAAAAAATATATGAATGATATAGGTATAGATATATCGTTCACAAACAATGAAATTAGTGAGGTTTTAAAAATAAGCAATCAATCCAAAATATTAAATTACCTTATCCATAAAATAGCTAAAAAAATTGAGGAGGATTCAGATGGATTGTAAAAGATTAGCAGAAGTAGTAAAGCATTTTGTAGATATAGATTTTTTGGCGGCAGAAATAAAAGCCTGTGATCAAGAAATCAAAACAATTGAAGAGCTGGTTGAATATTTAGAGAGTGAACTCAGCTATGCAAATTAATAAGCAACTATTACAAGGTGAACTGTATGATCAAAATTTTAACTATTATTTTTATTTGCTTAAGGCATGGGATTAACCCCTTAAAATGCAATAAGCATAACAAGGAAAAGTTTAGAAATCGGTTGTCCGACAGGGAAAAACAGTGGATGATTAACGAGAGTCACAATGACCATTATGTAAAAGATTTATTATATGGAAAATGAGCAGAAAGGAGCAGTTTGCCGGCCGGCAGTAAAGGGCGCTCTTTCAGAATTGACAATGATTATAAACGGAGATTGCAAAGAAGTATTAAAGACATTAGAGAGTAACAGTATAAATTGTTGTGTGACGTCCCCGCCCTATTATGGACTACGTGATTATGGTGTGGAGGGGCAGATTGGCTTGGAGGATACTCCACAAGAGTACATTGATAAGCTGGTTATAGTGTTTCAAGAGGTTAAGCGAGTTTTAAAGAGTGATGGTACTCTATGGATAAATATTGCTGACAGCTATGCTGGATCAGGTAAAGGTGCCGCATTTTATCCAAAAACGGTTAAAGGCACAAAGCAAGCAACTAATCAGGGGAGTGTGGATACTAAAATAATTAAAACAGATAAGTTGGAAGGATATAAACCAAAGGATTTGATAGGCATTCCGTGGATGTTAGCATTTGCATTACGAGACGATGGCTGGTATCTCAGACAGGATATTATCTGGCATAAATCTAACCCGATGCCCGAAAGTGTAAAAGACAGGTGCACAAAAGCTCATGAGTACATATTTTTGTTGAGCAAATCAAGGCAATATTATTATGACCACGAAGCTATAAAAGAGCCTTGTGTCGGATTTAATAATGAGCCGCCTGCAGGAAGTCTGGGAACGCTGAGACCTAATGCCAGATGCCGGAAGGGTAATAATAAAACCTTTCGTGGTGGTGGAGCATATACAAATAATCAATCTTTTAATAACCATACAGATGCCAAAAATATTAGTGTTGGTAATAAGTCAAATGAGACCGGATTAAAAAATAAACGTAGTGTCTGGACGGTGGGCACAAAGGGATACAAAGGGGCTCACTTTGCGACATTTCCACCAGATCTTATAAAGCCTTGTATATTGGCAGGATGTCCGGAAAATGGAACGGTATTAGACCCGTTTTCTGGATCAGGAACCACTGGTGAAGTCGCAGAACAGAACGGTAGGAAGTATGCGGGGATTGAGCTAAATCCTCAATACTGTGAACTATCAAAAAATAGATTAAAAATCGAATAGCAGAAAGGAGTCGGAACTCTGGCCAGAGTAATGATGCATCGGTTCCTTTCAATCAAGTATGAAAAATTTGAATACATCAACAGAAGAGTGGAAGCAACAGAAGAAATATAAAAAAGCACAAATGGCAACAATGCAGAAGTTGCCGTATGGAGTGAAGATAAAACGTGCTGAAATAAGAGCACATGAATTTATTGCAGAGCTTGACAAACGAGGGATGAATGCGCATGTTAGCGTTGGAGGATTAGACAGTATCACACTACTTCTCTTCCTTCGCAAGATCGGCATAGATATTCCGGCAGTATCTGCATCTGTTTTAGAGGACCAGAGTATACAAAAGATACACAAGGCATTAGGCATTATTCCGTTAGTGCCAGAAAAGTCAAAGGCAGAGATTTTAAATGAGTTTGGATTTCCGGTTATATCCAAAAAGGTAGCCGGGAGAATCGAAACTTTGCAAAAGCCGACAGAACGAAACACTACAGTACGTCATGCAATAATTACAGGAGAGTGTGGAGCACAAGGGCACTATGCAAAGAATAGCCGCATGAAACTGCCGCACAAATGGCTTAACTTGTTCGCAGGCTATGAAAACGAGAATGAGGATGTAGATTATCAGATAGCACCATTTAAAGTTTCAAATAAGTGTTGCCTATATCTAAAAGAAAAACCTTGTGACAAATGGGCGAAGTCGCATAACAGCAAACCTTTTCTCGGTCTGATGGCATCTGAGGGGGGGCAAAGAGAAGAGGCATTAACAGACCATGGATGTAATTATTTTGGTAAAACAGTAATTCGGTCAGCACCATTTGCACCATTTTTACGACAGGATATTTTACAATTAGCACTGGAAATGGATCGGGACTGGAAGAATTACCTAAAGGAAAAATATGAGCAAAAAGCTCGTGTTAAGGGATGGTTGGAAGAGAATGAGCACTTTCCAGATTCGATTATACCAGAAATCTATGGAACCATTGAAGAAAAAGAAGATGGTACTTTATACACAACTGGGGCACAGCGTACCGGATGTAGCATGTGTGGATTTGGTGTCCATATGGAAAAACGTCCACACAGATTTGATCAGTTAAAACAACGCAACCCAAAAGAATGGGAATTCTGGATGTATCGATGTTGCACCGATCCAGAAACAGGCGAAAAATATGGATGGGGTCGTGTCCTAGATTATATTGGGGTTGACTGGAGATAGCACTTATGTGCAGAAAGGGATGACATGGATATAAAAGATTTTAAGGTAAATCAGTCTGTTTTTGTCTTAAATATGCACATTGGCAGATTGCGTGAACCCGATATTACCGAGGATAGGGTAGTAAAGATAGGCAAAAAGTATTTGTATGCATCAAACGGCCGAAAATATAAAAATACAGAGAACCCATACGCACTCACGGAACATGATAGCTGCAGAGGTGGAACGTTGCTATGCCCAACACGGACAGCAGCGGAATCGAGACTCGAAGAATATAATCTTAGACGGTGGATTAACAAAATATCGTGGAATGAATCAAAGGGATTCACCCTCGAACAGTTGAGGCAAGTTAAACAGATTTTAGACTAAGAAAGGAGACCAGAACCGCCCGGGCAGAAGGTACCTAGTTCTCCAAAATTATGAAACAGACATATACAAAACAACATTATATTAATCAAGCCAAATATATTACTGGTTGTTTCCAAGAAGGAAAATACCACGGTTTAAAAGAAATTGCTATAGATAACTTTGCTGGTGGTGGCGGCGCTTCCGTTGGGATCGAGATGGCAACAGGTCACAGTGTTTATGCTGCTATCAATCATGATCCGGAAGCGGTAAGGATGCACATGGTCAACCATCCATATACAAAACATTATTGTGAGTCAGTGTGGGATGTTGATCCATTGGAGGTATGTAACGGTAAACCTGTAGGACTTGCATGGTTTAGTCCTGATTGTAAGCATTTCAGCAAGGCAAAAGGTGGCAAACCAAAGGATAAGACGATCAGAGGGCTTGCATGGGTAGCACTTCGATGGGCGGGAATGGTTAGACCTAGAGTGATCATGTTGGAAAATGTGGAGGAGTTTAAAACTTGGGGACTTCTTAACCGCAATCATAAGCCCATTAAAGCCAAAAAGGGTGTTACTTTCCATAAATTTGTAAAGCAGCTCCAAAATTTGGGCTATCAGGTAGAGAACAGGGAGTTAATAGCGGCAGATTACGGAGCGCCAACACTACGTAAAAGATTTGTGTTGATTGCCCGTTGTGATGGGATGCCGATTGTCTGGCCGGAGCAAACACATGCTGACTGCAATAGTGATGATGTGCTAAAAGGCATTAAAAAGCCTTGTATACCGGCAGCGGATATCATTAACTGGGATAACTTAGGTAATAGCATATTTGGCAGGACAAAGCCATTAAAGCCTAAAACAATGACCCGTATAGCAAACGGAGTTATGCAGTTTGTTGTTAACAATCCAAATAGATATATTTTACCGGATAACAAGGCTTCCGCTTTTTTGATTCAGTATCATTCCGAAACGAAAAAGGGGCAAGTCAGAGGGCAGGAATTAAATAAACCTATGATGACCATTGACGGCAGTCCCCGGTATGCATTGATCACAGCATTTATAACCAAGTTTTATAAAACAGGTACTGGACAGAATATTTTACAACCCTTACATACCATTACAACAAGCCCTGGACACTTTGGTTTAGTTTCAGCTTTCCTGATCAAGTATTACGGCAATATGACAGCACATGATGTCAGAGAGCCATTGGATACCATTACAACAAAAGATAGATTCGGTCTTATATCTGTACTGATTGATGGTGAGACATATGTTATTTATGATATCTATCTTAAAATGCTGGAATCATGTGAGTTGTATGCGGCACAAGGATTTCCATCGGACTATATTTATGATCATGATGTTTTAGGCAAAGCAATAACTGCTACAGAGCAAAAGGCGAAATGCGGCAATGCGGTTTGTCCACCAGTAGCCGAAGCGCTCGTAAAGGCAAATCTGCCTGAAATGTGTGTAGGGGAGCGATTACCGAACATGAGCATAGATTATAGTCAAGAGCAACTGAGGTTTGCATGATAGGGAGATGGCTTATGATGGAGATTATAAATTTTCTGGTATCCATGTTGGTTATTTTAATACTAGTCGACAGGCTTGATCAGATTAAGAGGATATAAGCAATGATGAAAACATGTAGTTGCTGTATCCATGCCAGTCCAGAAACAGAACGATGGACTGGTAATGGGTATACAGTAGGATGTAATGCTGTACCGGATAATGTTCATCCAGTGGGACATGGCAATACCCTGTATAATCAGGACGGATCGGTAAAACGTGATGACAGGGGGATGATTCTGGTACAGGGATGCAAATATTATAAAGGAGAATAGAATGGGACTTTATAAAGATAGGTGTGAAGAATGTGGGGAGAGGACAGATAATATTAGTAGGATTGTTTTGCCAAGTGGCGATCATGTATGCCATACATGTGACAAGTGCATAGAGCAGGAAAGAAAAGTTGAGTGGCAAAATGAAAAATGGAAAGAATCAACAACAATTTGTCCTTGGTGCGAACATGAATTTGATTCGGAAGAAAACACATATGATGAGGGAGAATCCTCTGTTATATGCCCTATGTGCGGCAAAAAATTTGAATGTGAAGCTGAACTCATATGGGAGTTTACAACCAGAAAACCATTGGAATTAATGGATATGGAGGAAAAACCATGAAAGCAATTACAATATGGCAACCATGGGCTCAGGCCATAGCAACAGGATTAAAAAGTATCGAAACGAGAAGTTGGTACACAGATTATAGAGGGCCTATAGCTATTCATGCGGCTAAAAAGCCTATTAATCAAATTAAGGGTAAGACGTTAATGACTAGGAATGCATTTGATTTATTACAGCAATATTTCGATTTTGATGATCTTCCGTTGGGGATGGTGATATGTACTGCAAGGTTGGCAGATTGTATAAAGATTTCTGCCAACACGGTTTTAGGATTGGGTCTGAACGAGTTTTTACTTGGTGATTATACACATGGTCGTTATGCATGGGTGCTTGACAATGTAAAACAAATAGAGCCGGTTCCTGCTACTGGTAAACAAAGGTTGTGGGATTGGAAAGAGGGAGAAAAAGATGATTAATTTACAACCGACAGAATGCAACATATGCAGTGGCAAAGTAGTTTATATATCTAATGCAAAAATATATGGTAAACAATTTGGAAGCGGATATTGCTATTTATGTACAGATTGCAAGGCATATGTCGGTACACATGAGCCACGGCCACATGAAGCCTATGGAATTTTGGCAGACGAGGAAATGCGTGAACTTAAAAAACAGTGTCATAGCATATTTGACCCATTCTGGTCAAATGAAGAAAAATCTCGTTATCGAAGAAATAAGAGACATAAGTTATATAAAAAATTAGCTCAGGACATGGAAATACCGGAAGAAGAGTGTCACTTCGGCTATTTTGACAAAGATAAATTAAAAAAAGCTATGGTAATAATAAGGAAATGGGATGCTGATATATGATCAAGAAAAAATAAAAGCCACCTCCACGATGGGAAGCAGCTCTTATAGATACAACACAATAACATTATAAGGTGTATACCCATGAGAGTCAAGGAGGGAAATTATGGATAATGTAGCCAACTCAAACGATGTACCAAACAAAATATTCATGCTCACAAGTGATGATTTAGCAAAATTTGCGTCCTTGTGTGCCAAAGAAGGTGGTAAGGAGGGTATAAAGGCATACCAGAGGGAGCGAGAAGAAAGGGAAGAATACAGAAGGGATGAAGTAAGGGCAAGTGCCAAATATTTAATCATCCACTACAGGCGGTTAAAAAAACTGAAATCAACAGCCGTTCACAGTGCTGAAACCGTTCAGAATCCTACTTTAATGGAAATTTTTGAAGAAATTCTTGATCAAGTAAGAGAAAGTGAATTTGATGTAGAAAGTATCAAGAAAAGTAAAATAAAGACTGGTGTCATCTTGGATCATGTAGATGTACAATTGGAAAACTACAGGAAAGAATGCGATGAATCTACAAATCAAGATGTGCAACGCAGATATCGCATTGTGAACATGATGTATCTGCAAGGCGATAAGTTAAGCGCCGATAAAATTGCAGAAATTGAAAATATTGATAGAAGTACAGTATATCGTACACTTAATAGAGCATTTGAAGATTTAGCTGCATTATTCTTCGGTATCGACGCTATGTATAAAAAATGTCGTGCGACAAACGTGCACTAGACCAGAGATTACATATATGTTAATATGATAGTGTCGATAAATATAAACAAAATAGCTTGAATCAGTGCAAAGTGGGATCATATTTTATGTATGGTCCTTTTTTGCAGTCTACTATACGGATGATAATTGTTATATGATATTTATAGTTGAAATTCTATTCGTATTTTTATATAATACAAATAAAAAGGAAAAATGTATTATGGGAGTAAATTTTATTAGTATAGTAAATAGGATGGATATTAAAAAGGAATGGGAATACGACTATGCAACATTTATCAGAGAGTTTCGTAACATGAATTATTATTTTATACAGGAGCAAGTTAAAAGGAAAATAGCACAAGTAATTGATAATTATAATGATGACAATGAAACAGAATTTATATATAATTTACAGAAATATTATGAAAATCATATGGAAGAAGCAAGACAAATAAAAGAAAATATGAATGCATTAGCTACACCAAGTTTTATATTTTTTTTAACCGTCTATATGACATTTAGTGGTAATGATAGTGAATTCCAAACATTAAAGTACATAGTTGTAATAGGTATCGCTATTTACATGGCGTCATTAGTGACATATGATATATTCAATTCGGCTTATAAAATAAAATATTATGAATTGCATTATAGAATAGCTGAACAGTTTCTTAAAGATATGGAGAAATAGTGGTTTTTATTTAAATGGGGGGATGATTGAAATGCCAAGGGCAAGAAGTCCTGACAGTATAAAAGCAGAAAAGATGTATAAAGAGGGTATGCCCCTTATAGAGATAGCAAAGAAACTAAAGAAGCCGCCGGGAACGGTTCGGAGATGGAAAAGCGAACAACGGTGGGATGAAGATGAAAGCGAACGTTCGGAAACAAAAGCGAGCGTTCGGAAACAGAATAGCACAGTGCGAAGTAAAGCCATTGCAGAGGAAGTAGATCAGGTAATACATAATCCTGACTTATCCGACAAGCAACGGCTTTTTTGTTTGGTATATGTAGACCGGTTCAACGCAACCAAAGCATATCAGAAAGCATATGGCTGTGATTACTACACCGCAAAGTCTCAGGGGTATAAGTTATTGCGTAAACTTGCAATAAAGGCCGAAATAGACCGTTTAAAGCAAGCCAAGTTCAATCGGGCCATGCTCAAAGAGGAAGACATCTTCCAGAAATATATGGATATAGCTTTTTCCGACATCACCGATTACATATCGTTCGGAAACGAAATCATTGATATCGTAACGAAATCAGGGGACGAAAAGGAAATAGAAGTAAATTACGTTCATCTTAAACCGAGCGATGAAATAGACGGTTCGCTTATCAGTGAGGTAACACAGGGCAAAGACGGTGTGAAAATAAAACTTCCAGACCGGATGAAAGCGCTCGACTGGTTAGCAGCTCATATGGATATGGCTACCAAAGAACAGGAAGCTCGTATAAGGCATATTAAGGCTCAGACAGAGGTATTACAGGAAAGTAAAGCAGAGGGCACAAATACAGTGGATGACTGGATCGCCGCTGTAAGGGGAGAAGTGCCAGAGGAAGAAATTCAAGAACAGGAAATGACAAGGGAAGGCGATAACAAATGAATGCTAATTCATCAATAGAACGGCGGAGATTCTTCGCACAGCGTGTTCCCCTGTACCGGAAGGACCCTGTATTATTTGCAAGGGAAGTATGTAACTTTGAACCGGACGAATGGCAACAGGAAGCACTTATGGATCTGGCAAAAAATCCGAAGGTCGCCGTAAAATCCGGTCAAGGTGTCGGTAAAACAGGTATGGAAGCGGAGGCGGGTGTTTGGTTTTTGTCATGCTTTCCAGATGCTCGTGTTGTTGCAACAGCTCCAACTAAACAGCAGCTACATGATGTGTTGTGGTCTGAGATTGCAAAATGGCAGGAGAGGTCACCATTGCTCAAAGAGATACTTAAGTGGACTAAAACCTATATATTCATGAAAGGTTATGAAAAGAGATGGTTTGCCACTGCCAGAACAGCCACAAAACCGGAGAATATGCAAGGGTTTCACGAGGATAACATGTTGTTCATCGTGGATGAGGGTTCTGGTGTTGCTGATCCGATCATGGAGGCTATACTTGGTACTTTATCCGGTGCCAATAACAAATTACTGATCTGTGGTAACCCAACTAAGACGACAGGTGCTTTTTATGATGCGTTTCATAGTTCAAGATGGATGTATAAATGTCATACGGTTTCTTCACTGGACAGCGATAGAACCAATAAAGATAACATACAGTCTTTAATTAAAAAGTACGGATGGGATAGTAATGTTGTCAGGGTTCGCGTTCGTGGTTTATTCCCATTACAGGAAGATGATGTGTTTATGATACTGTCATGGATTGAGGGCAGTATAAGCACTGAAATGACATCTAATACACAAAAGGCTTTCGGTGTATACGAAACGTTGGACGGCAAAAGGATAACAGACGTTACCAAGGCTAAGATAATTGATATTGGTTGTGATGTTGCAAGATACGGTAATGATAAAACCTGTATTGGGTACAAAGTGAATGAGGTAGTAAAGTTTTACAAAAAAATCAATGGTAAGGACACAACATGGACAGCCGGTAACATAGCAGCACTTTACAGAGAGTTAAAAACCAAGTACCAATTCAAAGGTGTAATTCCGGTCAAGATCGATGATGGGGGAGTAGGAGGCGGAGTTGTTGATCAGTTGAAAGCAATGAAAAGGGCAGAACCAGAGGTATATGCAGATATGATGATAGTTCCTGTTAATTTTGGTCAGCCTGTTAAACATGTGCACTATTATGATACAACTACCTATATGATGGGTATCGTGAGGGAATCAATTCAGCCGTTTGATGAACTTGGGAATCCAAAAGAACCAGATATTATTTTGCCAGATGATGAAGATTTAATCGGTCAGCTTTCAAGTAGGAAATTTGCTTATGCTGGAAGTAAGCAAAAAGTCGAAAGCAAAAAGGAAATGAAAGAAAGAGGTTTGCCATCACCAGATGAAGCAGACTGTATTTTGTTAGTATGTCTTCCGGTGAATACAAGAAAGAGAGGTGAAAATAATTGAGCACACAAGCTGCAGGGAAACCGCCACAGATAGGATGCCATATAATAAAAAGTGATACAGGCAACTATGATAATCGGATTATTGCAAAGTCAAGTATACCTGAACAGTTGACACAGGCAGAGCAAGAGGCTTCTGACTGGATACAAAAACCGTTATATCAGGAAGGGTTAAAAGAATTGGTGTCTCACTCGTCTATTCTACCACAGTGTATAAGGGCATATAAAAATAACATTGCTGGATTTGGGTTAAAGGTTGCCTACAAAAACGACTACGAAGAAGAGACAGAAGAGATGAAACAGGAATTTTCCCAAATGAAAAGAATCATTGAACTTCTGAACTTTGAAGGAGACACGAAAGAAGTATTTGAGAATGTTATAACGGCCCGTGAAACATACGGTATAGCATACATTGAGTGTATTAGAAATCTGGAAGGGAAAGTTGTTGAAATAGATTTTATCAAAGATACTCCTTCCATCGAAATGTCAAAGCCTTTAGAGCCAGCACAAGATATCATCTATTATTACAATGGTGAACCGATCATCCGTAAAAAGAAATTCAGAAAATACAAACAGACGATTGCTGGGAAGACGGTATATTTCAAAGAGTTTGGTGATCCCCGAATTATGGATAAAAGAACTGGTGAATATGTAGCTGGTATTGATGATTTTCTGCAGTCCAATGAAATATTGGAATTTGCTTTGGGTACAGAACCATATGGAGAGGTACGCTGGATAGGTCAGATTATAGGTGTTGACGGTGCCCGAAAAGCAGAAGGATTGAATAATAACTACTTTACAAATGGCAGACATACTCCTTTAATGATCATCGTAAAAGGCGGAACGCTCACAGATGATAGCTTCGAAAAACTACAGTCGTATATAAACGGAATTAAGGGCGAGAATGGTCAACATGCATTCTTGATAATGGAGGTAGAAAATTCAGAGCCTACAACAGCACTCACGGACGTTAAGCAACCAGAAGTTGAAATAAAAGAAATGGCTTCGATACTTCAAAAAGATGAATTATTTCAAGGGTACCAGGACAATACACGGCGAAGGAATCAATCAGCATTCCAGTTACCGGATTTATATGTCGCATATACAACAGACTTTAACAGGGCTACAGCACAAACAGCAATGGAAGTAACCGAAAAGCAGGTGTTTCAGCCAGAACGAGTTTCGCTTGCTTGGCAGATTAACAATAAGCTGCTGAATGAATATGGCTTTAAACACTGTGAAGTAAGATTTGAAGCTCCTGACATTACAAATCCTGATGATATAACAAAGATATTAAATATAACGGAGAGGGCAGGAGGAATGACACCGAATATTGCTAAAGACTTGACATATGACACGCTAGGTAAGGATGCAGAGAATTATACGGAGGAATGGGGCGATATTCCGTTAAAGGTGTTTGATAAGTTAAATACAAATGCCGAGCCAGTAAATCAGCAGATTGTTCAGCAACTCGATCAGAAGATTGAGAAAGCCATATCTAATCAGGATGATTCTATTGTATCAATAATGAAAGAGGTACGGCGCTTACTACTAGACAGAAAAGATGAGGCGGTGATATGAGGTGTGTAATGGTGATGGGCTATTAAATGCAATCAATCAATACATAATCAAGGCAGATGATGACCTACTGGAAAAGCTCAAGGAGGCTGGATATGCCGCTCCACATAAAACGATAGAATTTATAAACAGCTTAGAAGATGAATTGCAGAAGATACTAGCCGAAGACATTGATGGATTTGAAAAACTGTTAAATACTTCAATAGATGAAGATATGGATTTAGATGACTTCATATCATCAGTATGGGAAGAGTACAAAGAGAATTCTGCCGTTTCTAGCAAACTAAAAAGTGTGTTAAATACAACATATACGGCTTTTATCCCTGAATTTGCTAATACATACCTGAAAGATATGGACAGTGAATTAATTGCGGATGTGATCACAAAGAGAACTACGGCATGGATAGATTCATGGAGCGGTGAATTGTCTGAGCTTATGGGGTTATCCTCACATAATAAGATTGATAAACTACTAAGAGATACATTGACAGATGGGAATGGAATAGGGAGCCTAACGGCGGAGATATTGGATAGCAATATTAGAACTGAAATTTATACTTCTAGAAGAGTTGCAGTAACAGAAATACTTAGAGCGCATTCGGTGTCTCACGAAGAAAGTATACAACAGAGTCCAGCTGTGGAATCAAAAGAGTGGATGCATTCTGGATCTTATAAAATAGCACCAAGACAAAACCATATTAATATGAGTGGTCAAATAGTCCCTAAAAATGAGCCATTTGTATTGAGTGGTGCTGATGGTAGTACATATTATCCGATGTATCCCAGAGATAGCTGCTTACCTGCTGGGGAAGCTATTAACTGTCATTGCTTCCACCGGGGGATTGTGAATGAAGAAATTATGGGAATGCCTCTGGAAAAAAGAAGAAAGCTTCAAGAGGAAGCCATAAAGCAATTAGACGATGAATGGGAAAAAGAATTGGATGTGAAGAATAAGGCAAGAGCCGGAATAGAAACCTAGGGAAAATCAGTGCAGAAGCGCTGTTTTTTTATACCAATTTTTATTTAAGGAGGTGACAAAGTGTCAAAGAAGTTTGAAAAGGCTTATGAGATATCGGATGCAAAGATACAGTTTGTAAGCCTAGTAAACAAAGCAGCCAATAAACGGCAGTTCCTAATTACAAAAGGCGATGATGGAACAGTTAATTTCACATCACAAGGGAAAATCCTGAAAGCAGATACAGAAACACACTATATCACGGGTGTTGTGTATGAACCTATGGTTGAGGATGCTCATGGAAATTATATGTCAGCAGATGAAATTAAAAAGGCTGCTTATAACTATACCAAGGAAGGCTCAAAGATTGATATACAGCACAGTTTTGAACAGGTAAGTAAAGCTGATGTTGTAGAAAGCTATATTGCTCCTTGTGATATGACAGTAAATGAGGAAGTTGTAAAGGCTGGCACATGGCTGATGACTGTAGAAGTTACAGATACCGAAATATGGGAGAAAGTGGAGAAAGGAGAGATAACCGGATTCTCTATGGGTGGTATAGGTATTTACAGTGATGAGGATGTAAATTTAGAAGAAATTGAAAAGAAAACCAAACCAAGCCATAAAAAAGGCTTATTTAAGCAGTTAGCGGCAGTGTTTGGATATGAACTCGTTGAAAAAGGCGAATATACAGACGCATACATGGAAAGAGCTAAAAGCAATAACTTCTGGAACGCATTCTATACCCTAGAAGATTTACTCTATGGATATAATTGGAATACAGATAACTATATGTATGAAGAAGATGAGGATGTTATCAGGAATGTACTGTCGGAATTTAATGAGACTATTGTGGAACTATTAACCCAAAAGAGTATAAAAAAATCGTTAATAAAAACAGGAAAAGAGAGGAAAAAGGAGATAGATATGAAAGAAGAAGATGTAAAGAAGATGCTTGAAACAGCAATCGCTAAATCATTAGAACCAATCAACGAAAAATTGGATCAGATTAGCAAAGGAAATGATGAACCAGACCCGGCACCGGAACCAGCACTGGAACCACCTAACACAGAAGAAGATACCATTGAAAAAATGATCAATGAATCAATTACGAACGCTGTAGAGCCTATTACCAAGGCATTGGATACGCTCATGGCAAGTCGGGGATTACCAAATAATTTGAATAACGAACCGGGGCCAGTGAAAAAAGAAGAACAACATTACATGGCAGGCATGTTTTAAGGAGGATTAAACCATATGAATAGTAATGCAAATATTGTAAGTAAAACGGTGACAACCGGCGATTTCAAAGGGACGCATAATGGCGGGTATTTAACACCTTTTCAGGCAAAGAAATTTATACAGCAGACATTTGAGATCACAAACTTGGGTCCGTTAGTACGACATGTCATGAGGGCAGAAAAAACAGGTGAAATTGATAAAATCGGTATTGCAAAACGTATCATCCGTGGAAAAACTGAAAATGTAGATGATGGATATCGTGCGAATGTGAAAACATCACAGATTAATTATGCAACAAAAGCAATTCGGATACCTTGGGAAATCACTGAAGAAACCCTTAGAGAAAATATTGAGGGAGAGGGGTTAGAGGGTATTATCACTAATTTGATAACAACTCAATTAGGTGTTGATATGGAAGACATATATCTGAATGGCGATGAACAAACACCAAGCACTGATCCAGATTATGATTTCCTAAAACTTGACGACGGATGGATTAAACAGATGAAGAATGGTGCACATGTATTAGACCGAACTCCATCACCGAGTATGAATGTCGGATTATTTTATGATGCTTTAGCAGCAGTACCAAATAAGTATAACAATGGTAAGCTAAAATGGCTCATGAGTCCACGAAGGTCACAAGAATGGGAAAGATACCTACTTGAGCAGATTGTTTCTAATGGCGGTGTTGCACCGGAATCACTATATAAGACACCGGCCGGCATTCCTCATATTTCGTGTCCTTCTATGTCTGATGATAAAATTATCCTTACTGATCCAAATAATCTGGTTGTAGTCAATACATACAAAATGAAAATCAGGAAGACAACAGAGGGGCCGGAAGCAATTTATAAGGATAAACGATTTTATGTTGTTCATCTCGATTTTGATACACTGATTGAAGAACTTGATGCAGTTGTACTCATAGAAGGATTAAAGTAGGAGGGGCTATGTATAAGTTAAAATTAAATAAGTGCTTGTCGTATCATGGAGTTGTGACAGCCACTCAGAATGAGCCATATGTAAGCGTGGAAGAGGAAGATATAAGGAATTACTTGATTGAATCAGCGTACTTCGTGGAAGTTTCTGACTTATTAAATGAAGAACAGGAAAATGATGAAGGCGGAACAATTACAACTGAAACAGTAAAGTTGAATAAGTCATTAACGAGCTTTACTAATCCTGAGTTGGCAGAATATGCAAAGAAAATCAATGTAGACCTATCTGGATGCACAAATAAAGAACAGAGAATTGCATTGATAAAAGCAGCGGAGAATAATTTAGTTGAAGAAGATGGAGATAAAACGAAACTAGAAAATAATTCAATGGAGGGAGAAGGAACAGAACCGGAGACAGAGCAAAATAACATTGAAGCTCCGATAAAGTCCGAAGATAGTAATGAGTAGGCCGTGGATAATACCACAAGATATCAAAGATTATTCTGATTTACCAGAAATAAAAGAAAGGGATGAAAAAAAAATTAAAATCGATATCCAGAGAGCGGAAAACTATGTGATTACACTTACAAATAATAAATTTGTAGATCTGGACACAGACGGAAATGAAATACCAGTGCCAGAAGATGTGAAAACAGCGGTAATCTTACTTTCAGAAGCTTATGGATATAATGCAGTCCTTAAGCAGAAGCAAGGTGTAATAAAATCAGAGACTTTTGATGATTATTCTTATACAAGAAATGAAATAAAAGAAATATCGATTGAATCATTGGATCTCCCTTTGCTACTGGATAATTACAAGATCAACGAATCAAAAAATGCCGTTACTATGCGGTTATCAGCATTATAAGGAGGTGCTTTTTGTCCTTAGAGATGTTACTGGATCACAAATGTGATATTTATCATGTGACCAACAATGGTACAACGATAGGGTATGGTTTACCGGACTCTCCTTCATTTATGTATAATGACATTCCTGATATCAGTAAAAAGGAATGTCATTTTTGCAACAAGGGATCAGGGCTTACATTGATACAAATGGAGCCACAAACAGAAATAAATGGCAGAATCAAGCTTGTTTTGCCATTGGACACAGATGTAAGGGTTAATGATAAGGTTGTTAACTGTGATAATGGTATGGCTTATAGGGCGGAGCTGCCCAAAAACATACGAAATCATCATACAGCGGTGTATATTAACAGAGAGGATGGTTTTATTTAATGAGTCATATTAAGGCTGATCTTAAACAAATGAAAAAATTCTTCAATAAGATACAACTTGCTGGAAATACAGATATCAAAGAACAATTGGTTTTATTTCTTGAAGGTTCAGGTGAGGAGTTCTTGCGCATTATACAGGATGAGATCATGCGAAAGAATGTCATGGATACAAGATTACTTCTCATTAGTTTCAGTAGGGGGAGTAGTGATGGAATTTGGGAGCTAAACGAAGGAAACTTAAAACTTGAAATAGGAACAAATGTAAATTATGCGTCTTATGTAAATGATGGACACTGGACTTGCAAAAGAGGGGAGAGTAAGAGGTTTGTTCCTGGAGTGTGGCAGGGCAGTAGGTTTCAGTACATATCGGGTGCTAAAACAGGTATGGTTCTGAAACAAAGATGGGTAGAGGGGGCGCATTATTGGGAAACAGCAATAAGAATCTTTGAAAATGTATTTCCTATAATCATCGAACAAAAAACGCAGCAATTGTTAAATAGTTATTTAAAATAGGGGTGATGCGTGTGATTGATCAAGAAATGGCTGGCATAATCAAATTTATACTCGATACGGTTGATTTAAAACCATATTACGAAGATGTTAGAGAAAAATTTGTTGTACCATCTGTATTTTTCCCACTGCCTGAAATAATGTCTTCATGCTGCACACTAGGTAGTTATAAAATCTCTTATATGTGGTTTGTTAAGTTTTTTGGCACTGATAAGACTCAGGCCCATAGAAATGCAAGCCATGTAATGTATCAATTGATATCTAAACGATTGATGATTACCTTATATGATAAGGAGGGAAATAAAACATTTGAAAAGCTAAGAATCAATCAACCACGGGTGAAAATCTTAGATGACACAACGTGCCAGCTAACGATAGAATGGAATAGCGTAAGACACTATGAAAATGAAATCTATCCTCAAATGGATGATTTCATATTAGAAGGATGAAAAGGTAGGTGATAAAGTGTGGCAGTAGATCAAGTGAAAAACAAAGAAGATATAAAACAAGTTGATACATTTAGTAAAGAGCAGTTAATAAACTCTAACTTATTTAGGGATAGAGTGGATATATTAACTGCTCTTTTAAAACCAGATAAACTGTATACTATTAATACGGTTGATAAAAAAATCAATGAATTTTTGAAAGGAAAGGTGAATTAAGTGGCATTAGGCGGTGGAACTTTTGTGACACAAAATAAAATTCTTCCAGGTGCTTACATAAATTTCGTTTCAGCATCTGTTGCAAGTGAAGCCTTATCAGACAGAGGGATTGCATCAATGCCTTTAGAACTTGATTGGGGTGTTGATAGTGAAGTGTTTGAGGTATCAATAAAGGACTTCACGGAAAAAACAACCGAAATATTCGGTTATACGTATGATCATGAAAAAATGAAAGGACTAAGAGAGCTTTTTAATAACATTCACACTCTATATGCTTATAAATTAACATCTGGCGGTGAAAAGGCAAAAAATATATATGCAACTGCTAAGTACAGCGGAATCAGAGGCAATGATTTGAAAGTAATTATACAGAAAAGTGTCGATGATAATCAGTTTATTGTAAAAACGCTTCTGGATACTTTGACAGTTGATGAACAGACCGTTAACGCAGCAATTGACTTAAAAGAGAATGATTTTTTGACGTGGAATACCGGAATTGATCTTATAGTTACGGCGGCAACACCGCTTGAAGGTGGTATAAACGGCGTAGTAACAGGACAATGTCATCAAAATTATCTAAACAAGATAGAAGCTTATGCCTTTAATGCATTAGGTGTCGTTACTACGGATGATAATGTAAAAAGCCTTTATACCGCATTTACTAAAAGGTTACGGGATGACATGGGCATTAAGTTCCAGACAGTTTTATTCTGCCATCCAGCAGACTATATTGGCATTGTTAATATAGGAAACAAAATTTTAGATAGCGGATGGAATGAAGCAGCATTGGTGTATTGGGTAACCGGTGTGATTGCAGGGTGCGAGGTTAATAAAAGTAATATGAATAAAATCTATGATGGTGTATTTACAATTGATGTAGATTACACACAGACAGAACTTGAAAATGCTATTAAATCGGGGAAATTTATTCTTCATAAAGTTGGTAAAGATATCAGAGTATTAGAGGATATAAACAGCCTCATTACAACTACTGATACCTTGAGCAATGATTTTAAAAGCAATCAAGTTATAAGGGTATGCGATCAAATAGGCAATGATATTGCTATCCTTTTTAATGATAAATACCTTGGCGCAATACCAAATAACGAGGCTGGACGTATTAGCCTGTGGTCAGATATTGTTAAACATCACGAAGAATTGCAAAGAATAGGGGCAATAGAAGATTTTAGTGATGCAAATGTTATTATCATGCAAGGAGATAATAAAAAAACAGTTGTTATTAGTGATAGTATAACTCCAATTAATGCAATGGGAAAGTTATACATGACAGTAACAGTTGCTTAGAAAGGAGATTTAGATGTCTGAAAATGTGATTATGAAAGCAAAGGATACGATGTTTGCAGGGTTGGCAGAATGTTTTGTCACAGTAGGGTCAAGAAGATATAATTTCATGCAAGCAATCAATATGGAAGCAAAGTTTGAAAAGACAAAAACAGAAGTTCCCGTCCTTGGTAAGACGGGAAAGGGAAATAAGGCTACAGGATGGAAAGGCACTGGATCGGCCACTTTTCATTATAATACAAGTATGTTTCGTCAAATGATGTTAGATTATAAAGACACGGGTAAGGATGTGTATTTTGAAATACAGATAACAAATGAAGATCCAAGCTCCGATGCGGGGAGACAGACTATTGTATTAATGGATTGCAATATAGATGGTGGAATTTTAGCAAAATTTGATGCAGATGGTGAATACCTTGATGAAGAAATGGATTTTACCTTTGAGGACTTCAAAATGCCAGAAAAATTTAGAGATTTAGCTGGGTTTATAGCGAATTAAAACTATAAAAGTTTTTTATATTGTCAGGTGGTGCGTGATCATGTATAATCTTCATATCAAATTATATGGAGGGAAAATAAGTTATGGGTTTAGTTAAATGCCCTGAGTGTGGAAAGGAAATATCTGACAAAGCGAATAGTTGTCCAAGTTGTGGATGCCCGATTGATCAGAAAAAAGCAGCCCCATCACAGAAGGAGGTACCACAGTTACAAGATGGCTCACGTAAAGTGAAGAAAGGTGGAGGATGCCTGAGTAAGATAATTGCATTTTTTATTGTTATGGCAGTTATTGGTGCTGTTATTGTTTTGATTCAAGGTCCAAATAAAGACAAAGAATCTAATAGGGATGATTCAAAAGCAAAAAGCCAAGAAGGGGATAAAGTTCAAGAAGAAGCGAACACAGAAGAAGAAACCAAGAGAAATGCTTTAGAGTTAGATGCAATCATTTGGGATGCCCTTGTAAATTCTGTTAAAGCACATAATGAATTAATGGAGGTAATGCAGAAATATGGAGAAGGGAGTGTTGATACATTAGATTTGTATAATACTTGCGAAAAAATTGAGGAGTATCAGTATAATCAGTGGGCATATTTTGAAGGGGTGAAGGATGATGAGGTAAAAAAATATAAAGATGCATGTTCAGATTTTGCATTGTCTTCTCAAATAGTAGCACAAAACCTAAAAAAGTATTTAGACAGTAAAAAGGTAAGTGATTTATCAGCAACAGAGGAAAAAATTGAATCTTGTACAAACAATATAGCAGCTATAGGATATGAAAGAACTACATATTTAGAAAATGCAGGAGTATCTCAAGAAGAAATTGATGAACTTATAGAGAAGATAGATGAACAACTGAAATAGTATAAAAACCCACTTACAGATTGTAGGTGGGTTTTATTATTCTTAAGCAGTAAGGATAAGAGATGGCGAAATGTTGTCTCTTTTTGATTTTCATAGGTAGGGTGGAAATAATTTGAAAAACACTTGTAAAGCACCTTGAAATGATATATAATTTAGTTGCTATCAAAATTAGTAGCAATTAAATTATATTAAAAGGAGGTAAAATGTTAAAGAAGAAATATGTAGTTCAGAAGTCTTTCAGAATTAATCAAGAGTTAGAGCTTGATTTGGGTCTTTTAGCAGAATTAACGAACCGTACACAAAATGATCTTGTAAACAATGCCATTGAAAATTGTATTATTGAAAATAAATATTGGATTGGCACAAATATAATAGTTGAACACTATAGTCCAATATTTGATGCTACTGGTGAAGAATATGATGACGTTTTTACGATGCAAAACCTAAAAGTTGATTTACAATATGGTTCTGGTGAATTTATTATAAGTTACGAAGCAGTAGAAGATGGAGAGGACGTGAAATATGAAAAAAGAATACCATATTCTGGTGATGGCGAATTTAAAGAACATGACGAGCTAAAAGCGTGTCTTCGATATTTAGCTATGGAACATCTTGATTTTGAAAAAGAAGATATGATCAATTATTTGAAAGAACGACTGAACTACAAAGCATTTAAATGAAAAAGCATCCGTACCACCTACCAAGCAATAACGGATGCTCAAAACTTGAGGAATATCCCCTATGAAATATTGTATCATAGTTGGATTCCTCTTTCAACCCAGTAAGAAAGGAAAATATACTATGAAGAATGAAATGAAAATATTTAATAATGAAGAATTTGGGGCAGTTAGAACGGTTGTAATTGATGGTGTACCGTGGTTTGTGGGGAAAGATGTAGCTATGGCATTAGGATATAAGGACACTAACCAAGCAATACGGAAGCATGTTGAGGATGAAGATAAGCTAACCCGTCAGATTGACGGGGAAGGTCAAAGAAGGAATATGATTATATTAAATGAGTCTGGTTTATATGCGATGATATTTGGGAGTGAGTTAGTTTCTGCTAAAAAATTTAAAAGATGGGTAACATCCGAAGTTCTACCATCAATACGTGAAAACGGCACATACATAAAACAACTCTCCCCGGAAAACATTCCAGTAGGTGAAGTAGCCAGTCTATCCAAAGTTATGGATAGAATCATGGTTCGTCAGAACTCAAAGCCACATGAGATTGCACAGGCATTTAATATATTGTGTAAACAGTTCAGTATTCAATTACCAGAAAATTTTGTTAAGGTGCCAGAATATGAGCAGCTTTCATTAGTAACTGTAGATGCAAATCAAATTACTATGCTTAGATGAATATGGAGGTGGCTTAACATGCTGGTACAGATAGAAAAAAGTGAGTTAAAAGAAATAGAAGAAAACATTGATAACGTATTTTGTGATATGAGTAAGGTAGTTGCTTTATTGTCAGTAATGTCCAATATTGATTGCACAGAACAGAAAGCTTCCATATTAGTAACTGATACCTCCATCATGGCGGGAATGGTTAAGGAGATGGTAGAGGGTTATATGGCACACATGGAGGGGATAGCACAGCAGATTAGCGGTTGTACAAAGGGTAGAATAATATAGTGATTGTTTAGAGGGCTTAGAGATAAGTCCTCTTTTTGCATAAAAAATAGCCCTTACAAGAGCGGAGACTCTTAATAAGGGCAATTCCCACAGTCAGATTTAGTAGGTAAATTTATTATATATCAATTTTTTAACTGTTTCAAGCAGATTAGGAATTTTTGTGAAAATTCACTATAATGAGTTTTTTGTGATGTAAAATGCATTATTGCGTATTTTTATATTGATTTACTCATTATAGTGAGTTATAATATTGAAAAAGTCAGATATAGGAGGAAATATCTATGCAAAATGAATTTGTAAATGTAAATAATCAGGAAGTCGCTGTAAAGGTATGGAACGATCAAAGGGTAGTGACATTCAAGGATATTGATTTAGTGCACCAGCGACCAGAAGGAACTGCAAGTCGTAATTTTAGAGGTAACAGACAGAGGTTTATTAAAGGAGAAGATTTCTTCAAGATAAGCCAGCCCGACGAAATTCGTCGTCTTGGTATTGTGCGGCCCCAAGGTGGTACACCTTCGGATGTAACCTTGATTACAGAATCAGGCTATCTCATGTTGGTAAAATCATTCACTGATGATTTAGCATGGGAGGTTCAACGACAATTAGTAAATAACTATTTCAAAAAGCAACCACAGCCGAGTATTATATATCAATACCCAGTTTCAGCAGCCACATTTGAGAGCATAGCAAACCTTGGAAGGTTATGCGAACGTGCGATGAGAAAACAAGGTTCATTTCCTCATGAAATTACATTGATGATACAGGGTCTATGTCATCAGGGCGGTGTTTCATTGCCAGAATGTTTTGTGAAAATCCCTGACTATGAGCAAATGGTTATGGTGTCCGGTACAAATCAGAATATGTTTTTGAGGTAGGAAGACAACAGAATAAATAATTTTGGTAATCAGAGAGCTTAGAAATAGGCTCTCTTTTTATATATAAAACAATAAAAAGGAGATGTTAATATGTCAAAATTTAGTATGTTTATGAAGAAAAACAAAATTACAAAAGAAAATGGATTTTATGTTGCGACTACTACACTATGTGATGAAAAAGGGGAACCTTTAAAATGGGAATTTAGACACGTCACATCAAAAGAAGATACCGACCTGAGAGAAAAGTGCATTATCGAAGTACAAGTAACTGGAAAACCAAATGCATACCGACAGAGAATGAAGACCAGTGAGTACATATTAAGGCTAATTTGTAAATCTGTGGTCACACCAGATTTGTTTGATGCTGAATTACAAGATTCATATGGAGTGAAAACACCTGAAGAACTTTTACATGCAATGGTTGATGATCCGGGCGAATATAATGACCTAGCAGCCTTTATTCAGAAATTTCAGGGATTTAGCAATATGGATGAAGAGATTGAAGAGGCAAAAAACTAATTGAGGAAGGAGATGGGGAAGCAAATTATGCTTATTATGCTCTTCATAAACTCCATATCCTTCCAAGCCAGTTTTTAGCTATGGATCAACAAGAAAAGGCATTTGTGATGGCCGCAATTAAAATCAAAACTGAAAATGATAAAAAGAAAGAAAGAGAATTAAAAAACAAATCTAAGAAAAAGGGCAGGTGATTACATGGCAACAATTAGCGCAACTATACAGTTATATGACATGGTTTCTGCACCGATGATGAGCATTATTAACGCATCGACACTGTGCGTGAATGCTATTGATGATTTATCATCTGCCATGGATCGGTCAACATCAACAGCAATAGTAGACAGCATACAAGCGCAAATGCAACAGGCAACCACTGCAATACAACAAGCAAGAGATATATTTCAGCAACAGTTACCAGAGTTACCGCCGATAACTTGGCAATCTCCCGATATGCAAGTATTTACAAATACAGGAATTGAGAGATATCAACAAGAAGTTGAGAATGCAAATGCTTTGTTACAACAATTATCAAATACTCAGAGTAATATAACACGGCAAGCACAAAATACTGATATTTTCCCACCAAACATGATTCAGGATATATCTGGCATGACATCAAGAATACAAGATATACAAGATAGAATACAGGAGATACAGAGAAATCCTTTAGATATGGATACTGATGTGGCCAGTAATCAAATAGAACATTTACGTTCACAATTGATTCAGGCAGTAAATGCACAGAATGCCTTGAATGATGCGACCCTAAGAATGGACGTCTCAGGGGCAAATGAAGCATACAACCGATTACACAATATTATTAATTCCACGGAGCGAAATATCAGAGATAGGTTTAATCAACCGCCAGCCCCACCACCATCACCACCAGTAGCAACATGGAAGTCACCTGCCATACAAACATTTACAAATACTGGGATAGAGCGTTTTCGCAACGAGGTGCAAAGTACAAATACTTTTTTAAATCAATTAAATGCCACTCAGAGTAGAATCGCAAGCCAAGCGCAGAGTACGAATATATTTCCTGCAAACATGAATCAAGATATGTCCAATATGGGTTCAAGAATGCAGGCTATTCAAGACAGAATACAAGCTATACAAAATAATCCGCTGAATATGGGAACTGACTTGGCAAATAATCAACTTGAACAATTGCGTTCTCAGTTAGCTCAGGCTATGAATGCGCAAAATGATTTAAATGATGCGACACAAAGAATGGATGTCACAGGAGCAAATGAAGCATACAATCGACTGAATAATATTATCAATTCGACGGAACGTAATATTCGAGATAATACGGATGAACAGGGACGTTTTAATCAAAATATCCGAGATGGAACGAATGATGCAAATAATTTGATGAGTTCAATCAAGGGTATAATTGCGGCATATATAACTGTACAGTCAATGGGCGCAGTTTTAAATCTTTCTGATTCGCTAACACAAACTAATGGACGATTGAACCTAATGAATGATGGATTGCAAAGTACGAAGCAGTTGAATGACATGATATTTTTGTCGGCTGAGAATGCGAGAGGTTCATATCAGGCAACTGCCGCTACTGTATCAAAATTAGGTCTAATGGCGGAGGATGCGTTCAGTTCCTCTGCTGAAATTATCGCTTTCTCTGAGCAATTAAATAAGCAATTTAAGATTGCTGGTACAGAAGCGGCAGGCGTTGAAGCGGCAATGTTGCAATTAACACAAGCGATGGGTTCAGGTGTGTTAAGGGGGGAAGAATACAACAGTATTCTAGAGCAAGCACCAAATATCATTCAATCCATTGCTGATTATTTAGATGTGCCAAAAGGTAAGTTGAAAGAATTAGCATCGGAAGGTGTCATAACATCCGAAATAGTTAAAAATGCTTTATTTGCCGCAGCAGATGAAACAAATGCGGCATTTGAACAAATGCCAAGGACATTTGAAGATGTTGGGACCAGTATCCAGAACAATGCAATTATGGCTTTTCAGCCAATTTTAGAGCAAATTAATGGAATTGCAAATAGTGAAGCTTTTGATCAAATGGTAAACGGTATTATATCAGGGCTTGTCCTTGTGTCAGGATTTTTAACGGAAGTATTTAATATGGCTGTAAATATAGGTGGAGGAATTGCTGATAATTGGTCTATAATATCGCCTATTCTTTATGGAATATCAACAGCACTTGGCATTTATGTTAGTGTTCTAATTATATATAATACAATTCAAGCAATTACAAATGCCTTGACAGCAATGGCAGCATTTCAGGAAACCGTTCATGCTGCGGCAACAGCTATGTCAACAGGAGCCACATTTGCACAAACAGTGGCGCAATATGGTTTAAATGCAGCATTACTTGCATGTCCGCTAACATGGATTATTATAGGTTTAATTGCCATTGTGGCGGCTATTTATGCCGCAGTAGCAGCTTATAACAAATTTGCAGGAACATCGGTAAGTGCAACAGGTATCATATGCGGTGTTATTGCTGTAGGTGCAGCATTAATTGGTAATATATTCGTTGCATTAATCAATTTTGCAATAGATATCTTTGTGGTTTTGTGGAATTTCATAGCGGCTTTTGCAAATTTTTTCGGTAATGTATTTAATGATCCCGTAGGATCAATTGCACGATTATTTTTTGATCTGGTAGATACTGTTTTGCAACTATTAGAATCTTTAGCAAGTGCTATTGATACAATTTTTGGCTCTAGCCTTGCGGGTGCAGTTTCAGGATGGCGTGGCTCACTTGGTTCTTGGGTAGATGATACATTTGGTCAAGGTGAAGAGATAATGGCACAAGTAAATGCAGGGGATTATCATATAAACGGTTTTGATTACGGAAATGCATGGGATACTGGATATAATTTTGGTGCGGGTGTAGATAATGCTATTGCAAACTTTGATCCTTCATCTGTTTTTGGCAGTAATATCCCGAATGCTTCTGATTATGCGAACACTGGAGCCAGTGTTAGTGAAGGATATGGTGCCGGTAGTGATTTGGGTGGAGTTGGTAGTGGTGTAGATGATATTGCAGGAAATACTGCTAATATTGCAGATGCGATGGATATAACAAATGAAGAATTAAAGTATTTAAGAGATATAGCAGAGCAAGAAACAGTAAACCGATTTACAACAGCGGAGATTAAGATTGAACAAAATAATGTTAATAACATTTCAACGGAAACAGACTTAAATGGACTTGTTGAGGGAATAACGAGCGCATTACAGGATTCAATTGAAACTGTCACTGAGGGGGTGCATAAATAATGAGCAAAAGTGGATATGACGTATATTTAAGCAAATGTCTTTTGCCGATAACACCAGCAAAAATACAGATAAAAATTAGCAACCAAAATAATACAATTACACTGATTGATGGTATGGAAATAAATTTACTGAAAGATGCGGGTCTAACTGAAATAGAATTTGAATGCTTGTTGCCAATGGAGAAATATCCATTTTCCACCTATAAATCTAAATTTAAAAAACCTTCTTATTTTCTGGATTATTTTGAAATGCTTAAGGTAAAGAAAAAACCTTTTCAGTTTTTAGTAATACGTAGACCATTTGTGAAAAACTCTTATAATACTAATATAAAAGTATCAATGGAGGACTACAAAATTACAGAGGATGCAAAAGACGGTCTTGACATTAAAGTGTCTATAAAACTTAAACAATATCGGAATTATGGGACAAAAATATGTAAGATTAAAGTTGTAAATGATAGACCTAGGGCATCTAATACAGGTAATCGTCCGACTGATAACTCGCCAGAGCCAGATACTTCTACCACTTACACCGTTGTAAGTGGTGATTGCCTCTGGAATATTGCAAAACGTTTTTATGGAAACGGAGCACAATACACTGTGATATATAATGCCAATATTGGTGTTGTTGGTGGAAATCCAAATTTAATATACCCTGGTCAAGTACTAACAATTCCAGCTATTTAGAGGTGATGAAAATGAAAATAGAACTCTTAATCGGCAATGGGACAGGATTGAAGATTTATCAACCTGTTGTAGAAAATGGAATTGAATGGTCTGTGGAAAGAAGGGGAGCGCCGGGGAAATTGAGTTTTAAAGTCTTAAATGACAAAATTTTAGATATTTCCGAAGGTAGTCCAGTGCGTTTATGTGTAAATGGGAAAAAGATATTTTATGGATTTGTTTTTACTCAAAAGAGAGATAAAAACCAACTTATTGAGGTGACTGCATATGATCAGTTGAGATATCTACAGAACAAAGACACTTATGTATACGAAAATAAAACAGCGACACAGTTTATTGATATGGTTGCAAAAGATTTCAATTTAAACGTCGGTACATTGGAAGATACAAGCTTTGTAATTGCATCAAGAGTAGAAGATAACACAAGTTTATTTGATATGATTGAAAATGCGTTGGATCTAACCCTTGAAAATAAAAAAGAGATGTTTGTGCTATATGATGACTTTGGTAAACTTTCATTAAAAAATATTTCAAATATGTATGTAGGGGATAAATCCAAGAATGAATATTTGATGATTGACGAACAGACCGCAGAAAATTATGAATATACATCCTCAATTGATTCCGAAACCTATAATAAGATCAAACTGATTTATGATAACGAAGAATCAAAAAAACGAGAAGTGTATATTGCGCAGCACGGCAAAAACATAAATCAATGGGGTATATTACAATTTTATGAAACCTTGCAAAAAGGAGAAAATGGACAATCAAAAGCAGATGCATTACTGTCCTTATATAACCAAAAAACACGTAACTTGCAGATTAATAAAGCATTTGGAGATGTAAGAGTGAGAGCCGGTAGTATGATTGTAGTAAATTTAAATTTAGGAGATATGAAAATAAAAAGCTACATGATGGTTGAAAAAGTGAAGCATACTTTCAAAATGAATGAACACACAATGGATTTAACATTGAGAGGGGGAGAGTTTGTTGCCTAATGCAAATGAGATGATAAAATTAATAAAAAAAGCGGCAGTGGAAGCAGTGGAAGCAAGTAAACCAATATCGATTATGTTTGGTAAAGTGACAAGTAAAGAACCATTGCAAATAAATATTGAACAAAAAATGACATTAGGATCACGGCAGTTAATTATCCCTGCAAGTCTTACAGATCACAAGATGATCGTTGACATGGAAGGGGAAGAAAAAGAAATAGAAATAAAAAATGGTTTGGTTACTGGGGATAATGTAATTCTTTTGCGTATGCAAGGTGGGCAAACATTCCTTGTATTGGAACGGGTGATATAAAATGATACCTTTAACAAATGCCCTATTTGAACAGGATTTTGAAATAGAAGAACAGCCGACAAAAACATATAAAATTAATCAGGCGGGAAATTCGGTGAATGGGTATGTGGATAAACTTGAAGCCATGAAACAAGTTATCTATAAAATAATAAATACTGAGAGATACGAATATGTCATGTATTCATGGGATTATGGTATTGAATTGAAAGATCTGTATGGTGAACCACTTACATACGTGTGTCCAGAGCTTGAAAGAAGGATTACAGAAGCCTTGATATTTGATACAAGAATCGAAGAAGTAACTGACTTTGAATTTGATACATCTCAGAATGGAACTGTATGCGTGTCTTTTAGAGTAAACACTATATTCGGAACGATTAATGTGGAAAAGGAGGTAAACATTTAATGTATGAAGATGTGACATATGAAATAATCCTACAACGAATGCTAGATCGTGTATCTGACAAATTAGATAAGCGCGAAGGATCAGTGATTTGGGATACTCATTCACCCACAGCCATAGAATTTCAAATTTTATACTTAGAACTTGACACAATATTAAGAGAAGCTTATGGAGATACGGCATCACGTGATTTTTTAATTATGAGATGCAAAGAAAGGGGAATACAGCCACACGAAGCTACACAGGCAATCTTAAAAGGCGTATTTACACCGGTAACACTAGAAATTCCATTAGGTTCAAGATTCAATTTATCAGAAATGAATTTTATAGTAATCAATAAAATTAAAAATGGTGAATATCAATTGAAATGTGAATCGGCGGGAATTATCGGAAATCAAAACTTAGGCACAATAGTACCAATTGATTATATCCTCGGACTAGAACAGGCAGAACTGACCGAAATTTTGATTCCGGGAGAAGATGAGGAAGATACCGAAGAATTACGTAAAAGATATTTCAGTTCTTTTAATTCGCAAGCTTTTGGAGGGAACAAAAAAGATTATCTTGAAAAAACAAATGCCATACCAGGTGTTGGGAGTACAAAAGTCACAGCGGTTTGGAACTCAGATATAAATCCATTACTGATGATACCGAATTCTAGTGTAAAACAGTGGTATGAGGAAATAAAGGAGAGTCTTAGTATGGATGTAAAAGTATGGCTTAGTTCAGTTTATACGGCAGGAGTAGATAAAAAGTTGACTACAGGAGGAACTGTTTTGTTAACCATTCTTGATGCCAATTTTAATCCTGCTAATGATGTTCTAATAGCAACGGTACAGGAAATAATAGATCCACAAGAAACCAGCGGTGAGGGTATGGGAAGTGCACCCATAGGGCATGTGGTGTCAGTAAAAACCGCTGATGCCATAACATTATATGTTAAAACTGACATAACCTTTGAAGCTGGTTATGGATGGTCTAATTTACTAGATGTGATTAAAAATAGTGTAGATGATTACTTCATTGAACTTCGCAAAACTTGGGCTGATAATAAACAGTTAATAGTTAGGATTAGTCAAATCGAAACTAGGCTTATTACTATTGATGGAATTTTGGATGTTGCCAATACAACTATAAACGGAAGTGAAAATAATTTCGTTTTGAATGAAATGGAAGTTCCTATTTTAGGGGAGGTTTCAGGATGATCAGAGATGTAAAGTTAAACTCATATTTACCAGATTTTTTAAAGAATTATAAAGAAATAAGACAAAGCTTATTATCAGAAGATACGGAATTTGTTATTTGTTGGAATGCTGCCGATCATGTCTTTAAAAATACATTTATTGAAACGGCAGATGAATATGGATTGTCAAGATTTGAAAAACTCATGAAAATATTACCATATCAAGAAGACACGATTGAGTCAAGGCGGGCAAGAGTAAGATCAAAATGGTTTAATCAAATACCATATACATTACAAGCTTTGCTTCAAAAACTAATGAATTTGTGTGGGGGTAAAAATTTTAAAATTGTAACACAGTTTTCAGTTTATTGTTTAGAGATAGATACTCATTTGGAAATGTTTGGTCAACTCCAACAGTTACATGACATTTTGGATGAAATGATCCCATGTAATGTGGTAGTAAAAGTAAAGAATGAAATTGTATTACAACCAAACTACAATCTAAAGGTTGGAGTTATAGGTCATATCATGCCTATAATGAGTACGGGAAGGGGTGAATAATTTGTCTCAATTATCATCAGTAATCGTTACAAAAAAAGGCAAAGAGATGCTATTGAATACTATGTTAAAAAATTCGATTAAATTTACTAAAGTTGTTATGTCAGAAGAAGAATACCAAATTGGAGATTTAGAAGAGTTGGAACGTATAATTGAAAACCAGTCAGTTGATATTACAAATGTTGAAATGTACAGAGAGAATCAAGTGAAGATCGATATAAGAATATCAAATGAAAATCTTACTGATGCATATTATTTAAAAACGATAGGTATTTTTGCAAAGGATAACAATACAGAAATACTTTTTGCGGCATGTATTGAACAGAGCGGAAATTGCTACATGGAAAGCTTAGATAAAGGCATTTCTGGGGCCTTTATTGAATTTTATGTAACAGTTTCTAATGCTGACAAAATATCATTAGAAGTAAATCCAGCAGGGGTTGCAACATTGCAAGATATAAATCGACTTCAAATTCATATGACTGAACATATAGACAACAAATCAAATCCCCACGGAACAACTAAAGAACAACTTGGCTTAAGTGAGGTTAATAATACGGCAGATATAAATAAGCCTACATCAGATCCCCAAAAGAAATATATAGAGGATAATTACTTGTCATTAAAAGGTGGCACAGTAGCGGGCAACATAAAACTCAAACCATTCAGCCGGATCAACAATCCTCTGGATATCAGAGAGGGGAATATTGATGGAGATGGATTGCTTGTTACTGCGGGGGGAACAACGATTATTGGCGGTGGTGAATTCCCGCAAAATATGTTTGAAACTGGAAGTGATGAGGTACTACCAGCAAAAGAAAATTTAATAGTAGGAGCTGATCAAAATACCTATATTCTATCGGCGGGACAAAATATATCAGGTCGTACAGGTGTAGTCTTAGACACAGGTGGAAATTTAAAACCGGTTACTGTAGATGGTACTATAAAATCCGTAAACTTAGGTACCTCAACCGCCAAATATAAAAATGTGTATGCAGACAATATTAACGGAAATGTATCGGCGGCAAATGTCGTGCAGGATGATAATAATAGATTTGTCAGCGCAACAGAAAAGGCAAAGATCAATTCACTGAATACAGATTTTACAGGCCATACCGCCAATATGTCGAATCCTCATGGTGTTACTAAAGCACAAGTCGGACTGGGTAATGTAGATAATACAGCAGACTCAGCTAAGTCTGTTAATTATGCGACAAGTGCTGGTACGGTGCCATGGAATGGGGTATCGGGTAAACCCTCAACTTTTACCCCGACTGCTCATATACACGATGATCGCTATTACACGGAAACGGAAATGAATACAAAATTTAGTGACATGGTTACAAATTTGCGCTTAGATGGCAAGTCTTTTAACTTAACCGGAAATGGTGCAGTAGTTGTTGATGTACCCTACACAGTGCCTTCCAACTATTATATATCAGGAGTTCTGGCGGTAAGAAGTGATAACAGTGCTGCTGTATTGTATGGATACAACATAAGTAATCTAGGTGGTAAGGGGACCATAACTGTTTCTTTAGCTAACCGATCAGTAAATGCTCAGACTGGGACAGTGCATGTGAATTTGGCACTTACAAAGATTCTATTTTAATTAAAGAGGGTGGAGTAATGAGGCCGTAGGGTCTTATTTTTTTATTTAAAAACATATGAAAGAGGGGACACACACTATGCAGATAGACATACAGGTAATAGCAGCATTTGTTTCGGCAATATTGGTGATTAGCACACCTATAGGATTCGTTTTAAGAAAATACAATCATATATGTGACAAAATTGAAAGCATTGAGAGTTGGACGGAAAAACAGCAGATAGATATTCAAGATTCGCAGGAAAACCGTCTTGCACTTAATAGATCGCTTCTGGCAATTGCTCGAAGCATGAAAAGTCAAGGGTTTAATCATACCATTGATGATGCAATAAAAGAACTTGAAGACACCATATTTAGACAGCAAACAGAAGGTGTTTCCTATATGCAAGGAAAAAAGAAAGGAGAATGATTATGAAAATCAATTGGAAACTGAGGTTTACAAACAAGGCTACCCTGACAGCCATTATTTTAGCTGTAATTGCATTAATTTATCAGGTACTAGGTTTATTTGAAGTTGTGCCTAGAATCGGCCAGAATGAGCTTGTAGAGGTTGCAGGGATGGTTATAAACGTCCTTGTTTTACTGGGGATTGTGACAGATCCAACAACTGCTGGCATTGCGGATAGTGAACAGGCAATGAACTATGAATTACCAAAAATAGAGAATGAGGAGGAATAAATTATGGCAAAAGTTATAACAGATTTACATCCAAGGTTACAGGAGAAAATACAGCTCGTAGCTGCTAAATGTAAAGAGCAGGATTTGATTATCGGGATCGGGGAATGCCTAAGAACGGTAGCTGAACAGGATGCACTTTATGCTCAGGGACGTACAACAGCAGGAAATATTGTCACATATGCCAAAGGAAGTACATACAGTTCTCAGCACCAGTGGGGGATTGCATTTGACTTTTACCGGAATGACGGAACCGGTGCATTTAATGAAGATGGGAAATTTTTTGAAAAGGTTGGAGCTGTCGGTAAGTCTCTTGGTCTTGGATGGGGTGGTGACTGGACATCCATCAAGGATAAGCCACATCTTTATCTACTGGATTGGGGCAGTACAACAACCTCATTAAAACAGAAATATGGAACACCAGGAATGTTTTTTGCCACTTGGGGAACTGGTGGAAGTGTAGTAGCTGCCGAAACTCCAAAGCAGGAGTCAGAGCAGGTCAATACTGGTGATGATTGGATAAGACAATTACAAGTAGCGATTGGAGCAAAACCGGATAATTTGGCAGGTCCAGAAACATTGTCAAAAACACCTACAATATCCAAAACAAAAAACAGAAAACATCCAGCAGTGTCAATCCTACAGACTCGCTTAAATTCTTTGGGCTACCCCGTAGGGACTGTAGACGGAATAGCAGGAAATAAATTTGATGAAGGATTAAAGGCATACCAGAAACAAGTAGTATTCCTGAAATACCCTGATGGAGAGCTTACCAGTGGTAAAAACACTTGGAAATCCTTATTAGGGTTGAAATAAAAAAGGAGGGGAAACCCTCCTAAAAAGATTGTAACGTTTCAATTTGCACTCTTCATGGAGAACGACTATTTCAATCCACGTCCCTATGAAGGGACGACATGATAAAAATCTTGCTGATTCAGTTCTTCCCAAGATTTCAATCCACGCCCCTATGAAGGGACGACCATATAGCATTGTTTTACAATTTCCAGACTGTTTACATTTCAATCCACGTCCATTTTAATCCTCATCCAAGGACGAAAAGTTAAATACATAGTATCGTAAAAATGCTAATTTGTCAATGATATTCAAAATCCCCATCTAAATACATGGATGGGGATTAAAATATACATTAAACTGGATTACTATTTAAAATATCAACAATTTGATACTGTGCATCATTATCAAGGTGCACATAAATCATTGTCGTGCTAAGGGAACTGTGTCCCGCACGCATTTTGATAAGGGGTAGATTTATACCGGCCTTAACTAAATTGCTAATGTGGGTATGCCGCAAATCATGAAAGCGCCTTATAGGGATGTCCGCCTTTACACAAGCGGCTCGGAAATACTTTACATTATACCACGGCGACATTAGTCGGCCATACTGGTTCGCGAAAACCCACTCAGAGTTTTTACTTACAAGCCTTCTTTTAAACATTTCCAAAGTCGCATCATCTAATAATATGATCCTTTTAGATGATGCCGTTTTAGGCTCTGTGATGAATTTATTAGATGGAGCGTAAGAACTGACACTGCGTCTAACATGCAAATATCTTTTGTCAAAATTAATATCCTCCCATTTTAATCCGTATATCTCCCCACGACGCATGCCAGTCTGGTAGGCTAATAAAATCATATCCCCCAACCATTTCGGCCTGGCTACATCAATCAAGGCCCTGACCTCCTCGTGAGTGTAAACCGCATATACTTTAGAGGGGGCATTTTTAAGCCGTATACCCTCAGCAGGATTATCCACAATATACTTCTTTCGGATAGCATACTCAAATATTTTTTTAAGCAAATCCAACTGCCTGCGAACCGAAGTTTGACACAAAGGCCCTCCTGTTGATAGGTTGCCGTGATCCAGTTCGCTTTTAACCATATTAGCGATATCAGAATCACAAATATCTTGCACATAGGCATCCTTGAAATAGGGGAGTATATGTTTGCGAATCACATTCTCTTTTTTCTGCACTGTGACTTCGTGCAGATTTATTTTATCTATCTCCCACCATTGATCGCACAATTGGGAGAAACTTATCCTTTGATTGTCCACCTTTGCAAATCCTCCTTAGTATTGATAAGAACAAAATAAGCCCTTATCATAAAATAATGCTAATTAACCATGTAGCCCACTCACAAAGGGAATTGTAATATATACAATACATGGCTAATTAGCATTTACAGTTTAAAGACTATCTATAAAGTGACTTACGGCAAGCTAACACGGCAGAATCAATAGTCTTTGTGTTGACAAGGAACTTGCCCTTATGACAAAATACAATATTGTCGCAAAGCAGATTGTCGGTCCTTAAGACTTCCTCGTCTAAAAATGGGATTTTCTGATCCCGACCACCCAATGTTGAAGGGATGGCCTGAGCCGCATACCCGCCACGCAACGAAGGAAAAACAACGAATTTAGCGGTAGTAGAAATCAATACATCCTGCCACGGTAAAAACCGATCCATTACCACGATATCCCCGTCGGAATTGTCAAATGCCGCCCTAACATAATCTTTTGCTCTAACTATAGAGTTTAGAGATTCTATCTGCCGTGACAATATGTTTGTAGCGAAAACGACGGCAGTATCAAAAGCTATGTCCATATCCTGATTTTCATCATCCCATAATGGTGCGAAGGATGATATTGTGGACGACATAAGGTTTACTGGGCCACCATTATCAGAATCATCCAATGGCTGTATAAACCTACTATCAAAGGATGCGACTGAACAATCTGACACAAGCAAGTGACCATATTTGCGCCATAACAGTCCAAAGGCAGCGTATTTAATGCCATTATCCCTTACAGGTGTATCGGGTTGGTGGTGATCAAACTCACCAAAACCGATATCAAATACGATTGTGTCAGAACCTAAATCGGTTGGAACCTCAGACACTCGTTTAATAACGATATCAGGGTTGATTAACTGCAAGAGTGCAGTCGAAAATACGTCGTCGGAATGAAAAATGCCATTATGTGTGACAGCGGTAGTGTAAAAATCATTTAATCTTTTCATAGCAAACCTCTTTCTCCCGCTTGTTTACGCTGTCGGGGCAGCAAATTGAATTTTATATAAACCTTAATATGAATTTGTAAATTTAACTAGTGTTATATCGCTAGGGAGCTTCTTTAGGTCGACAGTAAACAACTCCTCACCGTCTTCGGACTCCTCCGTAACACATTCACTGATATCAATCCAGATGGTATCACCGTCCGGCTCTTCTCCATTGAAAAAATTATATACCTCTTTGGGTACATCGATACCAATTTTTGTGCAGGAAGACCATACAAGCGCCATATCCTTGTATTTTTGATCTGCTGGCTTACCACCTCTTACATAACTATACATTCCCATATTAAACCTCTTTCTCTCTGATTATACTGTCAGAGTCAGTAAAATTATAACGAAGAAACATCTACAGAAATACTCCTGTGAAGTTGTATCCTATCCATAAGTTCTTCTTTAATTACATTTCCGTTCATGTCACGAACGGAACGTCTTATTGTAACTGCCTTATATCCGTCGCAAAATTGAATTAAATGCGGCGGTAATGTGCCAACAACCTTCATCCCCTCTATGGCTTTTTGGCTGATAGAGGATTGCACCCTGCCATTTGGAAACATAAGTTTAAGCACTTCAACAGCTTCGGCATGTCTAGAACAAATTAAAACATGATCATCACGAGATATATCCGTTACAAAATGAACAGTAACCTTATTGACAGATAAATCAGCATTAAGGATCTCGTCTGCTGTTTTAAATATGCTACCTCGTGGTATTACAGGAGCATAATATGTGTTTATAGCCCGTTCTGCCATTATAGCTGGGCTATTGGTACTCAAAAAGACCCTGATCGAGTTATCAGTTAAAATATTTCTATCCTCCAACTTGACAAAGGCAGGGAATCCAGAACACTTCACATAAAAATTCTCGAATAATTCACTTAATTTCATTTCACACCTCTTTTTCTAAAACCAATTCCTTGTAATTGGAGTGGTAAGGAGAATCATCAGAATACATATCTAAAGAATCTTTAAAAATTTTTAGGATTAAATAATCAATGTTACCCATCAAATTACACCATTCCCTGTAATTGTATTGCGCAATAGGGGCGCAATAACCTTGATAACAAATCGTATATATGCCATCCTTTAAGTACACACCTAAGTGCATATCCTCTGCTAACGTCCAAAACGTAGTACGAACGTGATTTGAACTTCTCACCGCATATTTGCCCAAGTCTAATATCGGGCCAAAATCTTGGTCCTTTTTGATTTTGTTTTTCATATATATTTTCTCCTTTACTATTGAAGCAGGTAGGATTGTGATATATAATATTCCTACCTGCTTTGTGGTTGCGGGTACCGCCCTTACTAAGAGTGACCGCTCTTGTAAGGGCTCTTTCTTACCAGGTGGGATTAGAATTTGATAAAATCCATTCCTCACCAAATTTTACTTCATGAGCCTTTTCATAAGCCGTAAAGAAAAATTGGTCTGTGCATGGTGCCAATACCATGTGCAGATCCTCACGTATTTCATTGTCCATGTACGGCAATGCCGCTTCAAAGTCTATTATTGTTCCGTTGATGTTTTCTACATTCATATTCATTCTCCTTTATTTCTTTTTGTACCAGTAGCTACAGGAGTCTGGTTCTATGGACGGCTCTGCGGTCCTAGTGTTTTTCCGGCCTGCTTGCTACTGCGTTGGTGTTTGTTTTCCTTTACTGTAATTATATTGTACACGATAATAGACGAAAATACAATACGCAATAGTACACAAAAATAGACGTAAATTAAAAACTTCTGTTGTGCTAAATGTACATTATAATAGACGAAAAGTCATTTTGACTTATTGACTGCTACATGATAATAGACTAAAATATGAATATAATAATAGGAAGTAGGTGATAAAATGGAATACGGAAAGAATGGAAGAATGGTATTCACCAAATTGTGGAGCCTGATGGAAAAGAAAAAGATAAATAAGCAGTATTTGCGCAACAATGGGCTACATGCAAATACTATTCAGAAACTGGTGAATAACGAAAATGTCACTTGTGAAGTACTGTGTAATGTATGTAAATTGTTAAATTGCCAGCCGGGTGACATTATGGAATACATTCCAGAGGAACAATAAATTACCTCTATACAACAAACGTATATTCTGATACAATAATCGGAACATATGTTTTGCGTATAGAGGTGATTTTTTTGGCATTTATAACAGATAGTAACTGGGTAAAAGAATATAAGCCCCGAGAATATGAAAGAACAAAGGATATCGCTGTGTTATGCCTGATGCATGAGGGTAAAACTATTCCACATCTCATTAAATTAGAGGACGAATATGGAGTAATACAGACGATTGATAAAATAAAAGTGCTATATAATGAAAGGAAATACTACCAAGGTATATTAACATTTGAGTACCGTTGCCTTATCCCGATGCAAGGCCGGCAGTGCGATGTGTTGCTGATATATTATCCAGGGAATAGTAAGTGGATCATGGTATATTAAACCATAGAATTGCCAGTCATTCCCTCCCCATTTACTAAAATTTGTATGCTACAATGTAATAAAGGGAAAGGAGGGAAGGAACATGATGTATTATCATTTAAGTGATTCTATAGGCGTATATCTTAGCTCATTACCACCAGTTGTCCAAGTTGCAATCAGAATGTCATTGTTAATTGGAATACTTGGGATATTATTCTACATTGGAAATCAAGATAAAAAAAGGGCTGAAAAAGCAAGAAATAAAATTTTTAATTTGAAGGAAAAATCCGGTGATAATTTTTATGAAATGTATGGGGAAAAATTGATAAATGATTGCGGAGAGAAATCATTAAAAGAGCTTTTCAGCGAAGATGAATATAGCAAATTATTCACTAATTAAATTTATATCTAAACAAAAAATGGATGATTTTTATCCATTTTTTTATTTAACACAAAATTTAACAAATTATTACAAAATTTAACTAATGATTCTTTTTATGGTTTATTGTATAATGAATCATAAATTATATCTATAAAAATAAAAAAGTAGGGAGAATACTATGGAATTAAATGCATTGCTTATAGCAAAAGAAATTACCAGCCTTTTTTTAGAAATATTATGTTTTACGGGATTAACCTATGTGATGTTAAAAAAGGAGTTTAAAGTTGGCATCAAAAGTATAGGAATGATTATTATTTACAGCATTATAAATGGTATGTTATCATATTTCATCCATTACCAAACTGATTTGAAACTTGGAAACCTTAAAATTGTTATATATTTAGTAATGATAATATACATAAAGTTAATAAGTGAAGAAAAATTATATAAAGCATTTATTTTATATATACTGGAATTTAACCTTATATTTGTTATACAGATACCGTCAGCTCTTGTTGCGATCCCAGTCAAACTAGAATTCCATGAATATATAGCTGAAATTTTTGCATTAATGGTTATGTGTATTATAACATTTATATTTTGCAAAAGATCTCATACCTTATTACCAGAAATGCTAAGAAAAGTTTTATCTAATACAAAGATACAGATATTCTTATTTGCAGTAAAATCAATATTTATAGCTGCCAGATATCACGCTGGCCCCGAACATAACGTAAAAAGTGCAACTTTAGTGGTTGGTATTATTATAGTTGCTGGATTTGCATATATATTAAAAAATAATCACAAAATAAATTTTTATGATGAATCCAATAAATTAAAAGAAGAAAGTAGTATACGTGCCTTAACCAGACATGCAAAACAGCTTAAAGAAGAAGAACAGAAAAAAGAGAAACGGGAATGACTCCCTGTTTCTCTTATTGTTTGTATCCCTCGATGATGCGAAGCATCATGTCTCTGACAAATTTTTTGTCTTTGTCATGGAGTTGTTGATAAATTTTACCCATCTCATAATTTTCATCTTGTATTTCTTCTGGTGTCTTACCAGACAAGTCCAAATCCGCATCAAGTAGATCCTCTCTATCAATACCAAAGTAATCTGCAATTTTCTGCAATTTACGCACATTGGGGATCAAATTCCCCTTACACCACGTATTAAAAGTAGATGGTATAATACCTATATCTTTAGCAACTTCTTTTTGTCGTTTGCCAGTCATGGAAATAAAGTAAGATAAATTCCTGGCAAATATTCTTTTCTGTTCATCTTCTGTCATTTCGTCACCCCCATTTCATATTTAATGCTTTTTTTATTATAACTCCTAAATGAATTTTTTTCAAGAAAAATTCATTTAGGAGTTGACATTTTAGTAAAACTGAATTATACTCATAACATAAATTATTGTAAAGGAGAGATAAATATGTGTACATTACTAATAAAAACACCTCAAATTTCATTAGCTGCCGCAAGAGTGAATGGAAGATTTAACCAAACAGAATTTGCAGAACTTCTGGGCGTGAATCAAACGACGATAGTAAAATGGGAAAGTGGCAAATCTCAACCCAATATGTCACAGCTTAGAATGATCAGTCAATTAAGCAATATACCTATGGACTTTATTTACCTAACCGAAAAATCCGAAAAAAATGAATTATGAGTCGAAAAATGAATTTTAAAATAATAATGGAGAAGAGTAAGTTATGTTAAAAATTAATGAAGAATTCAAAAATCTGATTCCTCCACTCACAGAAGATGAATATCAGCAGCTAAAAGAAAATCTTCTGGTGGACGGATGCAGAGAACCACTGGTTATATGGAGAGATTATATAGTAGATGGACATAACCGGTACCAGATTTGCACAGAAAACAAAATACCGTTTCAAACAATTAAAAAAGATTTCCCAGATAGGGAGCATGTTATATCGTGGATCATACTGAATCAGTTCGGTCGGAGAAACTTAACTAAATACCAACGAAGTGAATTAGTAATGAAGTTGAAGCCAGTACTTCAAGGAAAAGCAAAAGAGAATCAGGGGAATAGAAATGATTTAAACATTCTACAGAATTCTGTGAAAAGTAAATCCACTGATGTCCAAAAAGAACTTGCTAAACTTGCAGGGGTATCACATGATACCATTTACAAATCAGAAAAGATCATGAGAGAGGGAACCCAAGATCAGATAGAACGGGCCCGAAAAGGTGGTAACGGAAATTCAGTAAGTGCGATATATGGAGAAGTAATAAACAAAGATATCGACACGAAAGTCTGCAAGGAATGCGGTAAAGAGCTACCGATATCCGAATTTTATACTAACAGGAATGCATGTAAAGAGTGTTTTAATAATGCCAGATATAAAAAAGATAAACCTACACCTTTATCATCAGAAAAGCCAATAGAGACTGTAGTAAAGCGCAATGATGCAGTTAAAGATGCTTACGATACAAACAGAATTATAGAGCACAACATAAGTGAAGTAGTACTAGATTTAGAAGCTAATTTTCAAGATTCTGTGGGTACTATAGAGAAAATATTGGAACTAAATTCTGATATCATTATGCAACCAGAGAACAATAAAGAAATAAGAACTTTCTTTACCAAAGCAGGTATTGCAATAGCAAATTTGAAAGGAAAATATAATTATGAGTAAAACACCAAAATTTAGATACATGAAAATTAACAGCAGCGATATATTAATCAGTACTGAATATCAAAGAACATTTAACGTAACAAAAGCGATGGCAATTGCATCAAATTTTAACCCTAACATTGTAAACCCGATTAAAGTTTCAGAGCGTGATGGGAAATACTATGCATTTGACGGTCAACACACACTGGCCGCATTGAAGATGAAGAATAAAAACGAACATTTAAGGGTAGACTGTAAAGTATATTTTGGTCTAACAAAAGAAAATGAAGCAGCCTTGTTTGCAGCACAAAACGGAATATCTACAGCCGTGGGAATGCATGAAAAGTTAAGAGCACGCTATGTTGCGAAAGATAAAGAAATAGTGGAATTATATGACATTATAAATTCATTGGGATTTAAATTTGATTTTACGAAAGGGAAAGAAAACAACAAAATTGTAGCATGTGCAAAAGTGTATAAGATATTTCAGGCGGTTCCGAGGGAAGATTTTATTACGATCCTTAATCTGGTTAAAGATAGCTGGAGCAGAAGCTCAGAAAGTTTGAAATCCGAAATTCTAGGCGGCATGTACATTTTTTATACAACCTATAAATCCGAGATTGACATTTACAAGGCAGTAAACCAATTAAGCAAGGTACAACCAAATATCATAATACGTGATGGTAAAGCAGTTCTGTTGCCGGGTGACAAACGATATGCCCTGCAAATGGTGAAGACCTATAATAAAGGACTGCGGAAAGGTAGGCTAGATGAAGTTACACTACAATTATCCTAAAAAAAGCCCAACCTGATTACAACAGGAAAGGCAACCCTTGAGGGTGATACTAATACATCTCGACAATGTGATAGTATCACAATATGGAACAAAAATCAACAAGAAAAGGAGGTAATTATGGATAAATATACAAGCAAAGAACAAAGAAACAAAGAAGAGCAAAGAATAATTGAATCACTACGGCATAATACGATGCGGATAATTGATTACATCCACGATGCGGATAAATTAATAGAAATCCACGATTATATTTATAAAAAATATTTCTCACACTGATCAAATTTTTATTAAACTCCGATACCAAAAGTATCGATAAATCCTATTATATCTTACTTTTGGTATCTATACGAGATGGATATATTATTTAATCTAGTGTGTATACTGATATATAGATGAAAGGTGATATTTATGTACAAAAATAGTAAAGAGCAAAAGAGTAAGGAAGAACTGAAAAGAATAGAAGTGATTAGAGATACCGCTATACGAGCATTAGAAAACATAGAGGATGAAGGAAAATTAATTAGAATCCATGATTATATCCATAGGAAATATTTTGGATTTTAGTTAATAAGAAAGGTGGTACATATGATAGTAAGTAAAAAAAATCACATCAATAAAAATACATGTAAAATCATTCAGTTTGATAAGAAAACTGTGCATTATGATATTACAAACTTTATGACCGCTTATGACAGACAGGCCGAAGAAGATAAAGAATTTGTTGCTATGACTTTGTTTGGGTTCTTTACTCGCCAACTACTGGAAGAGGGCATTCCCAAAAACGTAATGGAAGAACACTTCCAGTTTTTAAACCACCAATACAAAGCGGAACTGGTACATACTTTAAATAGTAAAATATCAAATTTATAATATGAGCAGCCTATTTGCATTTTTGTAAGTAGGCTGTTTCCCCCTGTTTATTGGGGAAAGGGGGAACTCCCCTCCCCTCAAATATCTAACTTACTAAAATCAATGGACAGATCAGCGTAGATATTAACTTTTATTTTGTCTTTGAACGTATAATCCGAGATTTCTTCTGCATCAAAGCTATAAACAGTAATACAGCTCTTAACCGGATCAACAATCCAATATTCTCTAACACCGGCTGTACGGTATTTAAAAAGCTTCGTATAATAATCCATCTGCTTACTACCCGGTGATACGATTTCAATAATCCAATCTGGCGCACCTTTGCAACCCTTGTCGTCAAGTTTGTCTTTGTCACAAATTACGCTGATATCCGGTTCAACATATTTTGTATCATCTTCATTAAGAAATACGGCGAATGGGGAGGGAAACACCTCGCAAGAACCATCATTTGATGCAATGTAATTATTAATAATGGTAGTTAGTTTGCTTACTAACCTTTGATGTGTCGTGTTTGGTGGAGCCATATAATATATCTGGCCGTCAATCAGTTCCGCTCTGGTTCCCTCTGGCAGATTGTAAATATCTTCAATAGTATATTTTCTTTCTTCTGGTAATGCCATTGGATCACTTCCTTCCTATATGCTATCAAGGGAAACAAAATCACCTTTTTTGTATTCCTCCCTACCATTCTTTATGATATCTTTCTCTGCATCAGTTAAATTTGTATCAATAATAATGGTATCATCCAGTAGCAATGTTAAAATTGGTTTAAGGGCTTCCAGTTTATTATCTGGTATATCCTCTATATAACTTAGTATTTCCTGTCTAATTGCTGTCATGATATCACCTTCCTTTTTTATAAATTTGACCACGTAGACCAATGTCATACACTATTATACTATGTTCTGTCATATCAAACAATATACGATAACTACCTACACGTAACCTATAGCCATCTTTTCCGACTAATGATTTAATATCGCCCTGTGGAGGTTCTTCGGATAATTTTAACAATGCTTTCTTTATACGTTCTTTTATCGGAGCATCAAGTTTTGAAAGATATTTTGCAGTTTTGGGTGATAGTTCAACTTGCATCTATTCTTATTCTCCTTCCTTGTCTGGAATATATTCCATAATATCCCCCGGTTGGCATTTTAATGTCTTACAAAGGCGCTTAATTGTACGCGTATCTATGTCACCAGTGCCGTCCTTAATTTTTTGGTAAGCAGATTGGCTTATCAAATTTTCTTTTCTAATACGGTAAGTTGTGTAACCTTTTTCCTCCAATAAAGATAATAATTTCGTATATATAATAGGCAAAGCAGTTCTCCTTTCAATCTTTTTTATTGCTTAACTTCATTATATAATAGGATATGCACGCAATCAAGTGTATAAAATACACAAAAACATGCACGTATTTTCGTGCATAATGCCAATTGAATATACACGAAATAACGTGTATAATGTAATTACAGTAAAGGAAAACAAACAACAGCAACCGGAAAAAGAAGTAACCAGACTTCACAGCCGAAAGCGTCCGATACTACAAACCATATCCCTGTGAGTGAGCCACTACGAGCAAGACCAATAGATAGGAAGATGATTGTAGGGTTGCTGTAAAACCAGCTTACAAGATGGAAATACACCGAACCGCAAAGCCGTGACGGAAACAAACGCTTGGAGCTGTTTCATTAAAACAATAGGAGGGAAAAGAATGTTAACGCAAATAAATAAAAAAGAATTACAGGAAATTGAAGAAAAAATTGAGGATGTGTTCTGCGACATGGGAAAGGCGGTTGCTCTGCTGTCGGTAATGTCAAACATCGACTGCACAGAACAAAACGCTTCTATATTAGTGACCGACACGTCAATCATGGCAGGCATGGCAAAGGAAATGATTGAGGAATACATGGCACGCATGGAAGGCATTTCGCAAAAAGTAAATCATCATTTGAAAGGAAGGTAGATGCGAGATGAAAAAATATTATTTGGTAACAACAAAGTTTTATGACAATGGAAGAGTAGAAACATCAATGAGAACAGAAGAACATAAAGACAAACCGAAAGATGACAGTGATAACACAGACGAATGTGATATTTACTACGATTGGTTCACACGTGAGCGTGATGCCAAAGCATGGCAGAAAGATGCGCTAAATGCATAAAAACAGCCCTTACAAGAGCTGCGAACTCTTAATAAGGGCAATGGTTAGAAGTGTTACAACCAACCTATCCAAAGTTATTGTAACACCTCTGACCGAAAAGGAAAAGAGGTAAAATATGAAATTATTATTAAATCAAGAATTTAACCTTTACGAAAAAGATGGAAAAACTTTCTGCGACAGTTTGCAGATTGCAAATGATTTTAAGAAAGAACATAAAAATGTACTCAGAGATATTGAAAGTATTGATTGTAGTGAACAATTTAATCGGCTCAACTTTGAGCTGATTAATTATAAAGATTCTAAAGGGAGGACTTATCCCAAATATCTTCTAACAAAGGACGGCTTTATATTCCTCGTAATGGGATATAGGGGAAGTAAGGCGGCGAGATTCAAAGAAGCATATATTGAACGCTTCAATAAAATGGAACAATATATTTTTAATTTATACCAGATGCGTGCTGATCATCCGGCGCTAACGGATGCAATCATGCAAGCACATACGGAACCACGGAGCTACCACTTTACCAACGAAATCAACTTGATCAACCGTATTGTACTTGGCATGAGCGCAAAGCAATACCGTGAGGTCAACGGATTAGGGTCTGTTAAATCCATCCGTCCCTATCTTAGTGAAGAAGAATTAAAAATGATTGGATTATTGCAGACAGTAGATGTTGGCTTACTGGTATCCGGTATGGAGTATCAGGAAAGAAAGCGGACATTAACCCAGTACTATGAAAAACAACGGTTACTGGGGATAGCATAGGTTTAGTTACCACATAGGACAATAAAGCATCAGGCTATGACGAACCAGACTCTGGTTTGATGCTTTAATCTTAAAAATAATTTGTTCTTCCGTTTTTCGGAATTACAAAAGAGGAGGCAAAATGAAACAAATCACTCTATTGGATATCATGGCAGAAGCGGACGAAAATAAAGCTATGATTGTATATAGAAATGATAAAGAACTGGCACGTTATGATGGGCGGAATTCTATTCCAGAGTGCCTAAACGATTATAGGGTAACTAAAAATTTTATTATGGATAACAAGTACATTGTATATGTATAGAATATCCATTTCATGGAAGGAGTAACGCGGATGGAAAGACATATAATTGCAGAAAATATACACACAAATTATGAGATTATACTCATAGCTTTACCACCTAACAATATAGACTTGATAAAAGTAGCAACTAGTCCCACAACAATATTAGGTGGAACATTTTACTATAATGACGGAACAGCCGAAATTCTGGATATCAACAAAGAAATTAAGAAAGCTATAAGTCCAGAAATAGCGAGAATAAAAATTCCGGATATTGATTTGGAAAAAGATAAAATTTCTTTCACATATACATGTGGTGCAAGTGAATATTTTAAGAAAAAACTGTCAGACCTGACAGTTTGGGATTACTACAACAAAAAATGGTAAATTGAAGAAAATTTCAATGAAATGAATCTTTTATTTGAAGGGAGCGGTATTATATGTTGAATAGTTACCAAAAAGCAATTTTAAGAGCATATGGAAAGGCACAATTAACTTTAAAAAGTCATGCAATTGTTTATTATAATTATAGTAGTAATGATAATGGATATTTAGTATTACCTTGTGATGAGCTATGGTGTTCTTATAGATACGGAGAAAAATATGAGGTTATCAAATGGATGCATTCGCATATAACTCCAGATTGGGGAGAATACGATATAGCTGAAAATGATTATACGGAATATATGCATAAACGTTTTTCTATATTATTTACATCAAATGAAAACTAAATTTCATAGGAGATGAAAAAAATGGAATTAAAAATTTTTCAGAAATTGAAAGAAGCATATGATAATAGCACGCACAATTACAACGCATTTGAAGTGTGTATAAATTCAATTCCGTGGGAATCTGAGTTTGAAGCCGATGGAGAGCTGTATTACTGTTATGGTGACTTAATATTCACCATTCAGAATATCAACCCATTTGAAGAACAGTGGAGGCCTACAGCAACATTTACGGATGGCTCGGTCATAAAATTTTAGAAAGAAGGTGAAAGAATGAAAGAAATAAGAATAACAAGGAATGATTATTTACAGAGGCTGATATACGCCTCTGAATATATAGGGGAGGAAAATATTCCCACAAGGGAATATATAGATGAAAAAATAAAAGAGCTGATAATATATGGCTCAACTGAACTCAATGAAATTATTCTTTTTTACATAAAGGATAAAGAGTGTAACTTCAACAAAAATGTACATGAAACTTATACAGATACGTTTCATGTACACGGAGATTTTCAAATGTACTATATAGATCAAGCTATCAATAGTTTTTGCGATATGTTTGATGACAGTAGTGCTAATAAGACAATTTATAACACAGTGTTGTTCCTAAAGCAGTTTCAGCAAACTGCAAGCTACAACACAATAATAGAATACTTTGCTGACAATTACGACAATCTAATTGTCAGAGGGTATCGAAATGCATATAATGATTGGACAGATTTTGGTTCCTGTGATAATTTGCCTGCTACAAGCAGTGCAATGTATTATATAAAAAAGGAGATTTGGCGATTTTGTTCCAAAACTCCAAGCGAACAGTTAGAAGAAATGCCGAATATAAAGCATTTATATTCAGCGATATCAGAAAAAGATATCACAAACTTTTTTAACCCTGAGCCAACACTTACAAAAGGGAAAAAAGAAGAATTATAAAAAAACGCCCCTGTAGGAGTGGCTGCTCTTACAGGGGCAACCCACAAACAAATATGTGTAAACTCGCAGGTGAGATTATTATAATATATTTTTATCCCTGCATCAATAGGAGGAATGAAATGTTAAAAATTAAAATTGCAAGATATAGACTAATGGAGGAGCACCTAAAACTGGTCAAAGATGGGAGATATACATGCGCTCGAATAATACTGGGATTGCTGATCAATGGTGGCGGCATTATAGACACTGGATCATGTGGCACAGATGCTACAATGGATAAGTTACATGTTCGTGCTTTATGTGACTTGTTCGGATGTGAAGTAGTACAAATAGATTTATTTAAAACGCAAATTAGTTGCGTATAGGAGGGAAAATGGAAAAAATAAATGCACTAATAGAAAGAGCAAAGAAAGAAGGAGATAGTTCAACAGCTACAGAACTTATACATTTGATCACCCTGTTAGAGGAAGTAAGGGTAATGAGTTCAGGCGGCTGGATTCCGGTATCAGAAAAACTTCCGCATAATTCGCGAGAAGTACAAGTGACACGGCTGGATGGGACGGTTTCAACAGCTATGTACTTTTCAAAAGATCTGAAATGGGTTGGCTCGTGGTCGGCACGTCCAAACGACATTATAGCTTGGAAAAATCTTTCTGAGCCATATGTTCTGGAAGGAGAGTGAGGTTGAATGAAAGAAAAATGCTGCCCTGATCAGGGAAAAGATTTCTGCTTGTGTGAACTTTGCAAGCAGAATCAGCAAGTACTGGCGGAAAAATTGCCAGCGCTTGAAGAAATTTTGGAAGAAGTTCAGGAAAAATGTGATCTTAATCCTGAATTTTTTAAACAAAAAAATGGAAGAAAGGAACAAAAAAAATAAATTTCTTGGTCAAAAAAATGAAATAATTGTTCAGAAAATAATATTTTTTCATGAGAAAAATTAAAATTTTATATGAAAAAAGAAAGCTTTTATATGGAAAAAAATTTATTTTTTATACAAAAGTATTGATTGTTTGATACATAAAAGTTGAAAAGCACATTAAGATGTGTTAAAATAATCATATAAAAAACAACCATTGCAACAAAATGGTTGGTCAAGAATTGAATTATAGAATTGCCACCTTTTCCGTCCAAAGAATGAGGTGGTTTTTCTTTTATTTTGACACTATTTTAATTGCATAAAAATGAATGCCAGTAGTGCTACAATAAATAATCCGAACTGCATCAAATCGTTAAAGCTGAATTTGTTCTTCA